GGTGAAGAGGGTAATGTTACTGGAGCAGTAGGACCAATTGCAACTCCATATGCTTTCTCCAAAAAGGGAGCAGGTAAAAATGCAGCTACCAAACAAGGAGAAAGATTAGGTTTTAAGACAGTAGAGAAAAAAAAGAGACCTTATAGTACAAAAACGATTACTTACTTAGACGAGAAAAAATAACATGAGAACATTACAAGAAAAATATAACGGAGTAAATGAAGGAGCATTCTCAAAAGATCAGTTCTTAAGAGATGCTAGACTACAACTACCAAACCTAGTTACCCAGTACAACGGATACGATGATGCTGTTCAAATTCTTAAGAACAGAGGAATGATCCAAGAAGAGAAGAGCGAAATGAGCACTGCTGAACTAATGAAAAAGTTAGATGAGATGCCAGCAGGAGAGTTAGCCAAAGACATATTTAAAGGAGTATCAAAAGACGTTCTAGATGGTCTAAAAAATCTTGCTAAGAAAGGTAAGAAAAAATTAGGAGATGCTCTTGTTAAATTTGGATACTTAGAACCAGGTGATCTAAACGAAGCTAAAGAGGGAAATAATGTAAAAGCTCACATGGAGGAGTTAATAAAGTTAGCAAAAACAGGTAAGGAAGACAAGAAAAGTATACTAGCTAAATTTGCAGGTGCAGGGATTAAGTACAAAGTTACAACAGCTGAGCCAAATACAATAAAGTATTGGAATGACAAAGAAGGCTTATCAGGAGAAATAAAACTAAAAGAAACTGTAAAAGAAGCTAGACTAACAAAAAGCAACCTAACAGATTATAGATATAAAGCAACTAACGATATGGACAAATATCCATACGAACAAATCCTAAGAGGATTAAGAGTTGAGTTAGAAGGATTAAACGTATTAGGAACTCCAACCCCAGAACAGTACACAAAAGCATTAGCAAAAGTACTTAAAAATTTAGAGAAAGACGGAATCTTCTATACAAATCAAATAGCAGGAATCAAAGCAAATAGAAAACGTACCGATTTAATGATCGATGCAACTCCAAAAACTGTAGTTGATAAAGAAAACGGAATGCAAAAAGCTGCATTAAAAGAAGCTATTAAAGGTGTGATTAAAAACATCTTAAAAGAATCACCAAAGAGCTTAATGGATCCAGACTTGTATGATGCAGATGAGGAAAGAGAAGAAAGAAGAAAGAGCTATAACGACCAAGGAGACTTTGGAGATGAAAGCGATTTTGGAGATTACTATCCAGAAGGAGACGAAGAAGTAGAAGAAGATGTTTACGAAATGTATGCAGACGAAGACGAAAATGAAGGTGTAGGATTAAGTCCTGAAATTTTTGAAGATTTATTCGAAACAGATAGAGAAAATGATGATGCTAAACTTGCTAGATACGAAAAGTACACCTATACACTAGACGGTAAAGTAGTAACCCCAGAAATCGGATACTACAATAACTACTTAGGAGCCGAATTAGATGGAAAGGTGCTTAAACTAAGCTCTCCTAGCGAAGATGGAGTAGTGCAGTTAAAATCTGCTCAAGGAAAGACAGGGATGTATACCGAAGGTACCTTTGAATCAGTATCACTAAAAGACATACTAGACTAACCATGAACAATCCACTATTAATAAACGTAACTCCATTCAAAGGAGTACTTACTGAATCAAAACTCAAACCAGGAGTTTTTGAAGTAGTAGGTATTATGCAAAGAGCAGGAGCAAAAAACCAAAACGGAAGAATCTACGAAAGAGAAATTCTTGAAAGAGAAGTAAAAAACTATGTAGACAATTTCGTTAAAGTAGGAAATGCTTACGGTGAACTAGACCATCCAGAATCTCCAATTGTATCTTTAAAAAATGCTTCACACGTAGTTAAAGAACTATGGTGGGACGGAGAAGATCTAATGGGTAAAGTAGAACTACTAAACACACCTTCAGGAAACATTGTAAAAGAAATCCTAAGAGGAGGACACACAATTGGTATTTCATCTCGTGGTACAGGATCAGTACAACAAACAAACGAAGGAACATTAATGGTTCAAAATGATTTTGAATTAGTATGTTGGGATTTCGTTTCTAATCCATCCACCCAAGGAGCATTTATGAATCCAATCTCTTTGAACGAACAAAAACAATTAGCAGGAAAATACGATAAGTTAGATTCAATTATCAACAACATATTAAGAGCGTAATGAAAGACATTAACATACACGAGTGGCAAAGAAAGTATTTAAAGGAGAATGCTGAGCAGTCAAGCACACTTGCAGATTACTTTTCATCCAGAGGTGGAGCAGTTAAAAAAGCAAGTAGATTAATTGACCAACTTATAAATAAAGCAGAACTTGATCCAAACATCCACAACGAATTAGTAGATGCTATTATTGATCTAGTAGATGAAATAGAAAGTGATAAAGATAACGATTACGAATACTAAATAAAAAACTAACCCACCCCACAAAGGTGGGTTTTTTTATGTTTTGGAAATATACATATATTTATTTAAGAATATATCATGACTATATATGATATCTACTACAAAGTAAAACACTATTACGTCTCCCAACTACAATAGACGTACGACAAACAAAACAAAATTATGTCAAACAAAGATTTATTAAAGCAAGCAATTGCCGAAGCTAAAACTATTCGTGAAGCTGCAATCGCCAACGCTAAAGAGGCTTTAGAAGAATCTCTTACACCACATTTGAAAGAAATGTTAGCCCAAAAGCTACAAGAAATGGAAAATGACGAAATGGAAGAAGAGGTAGTAAACGAAGAAGAAGGAGCAGTAGCTCATCAAAATGTTTACGAAGCTGAAGAAGACGAAGACGAGGAGCCAGCAGAAGAGGAAGAAGAAGTAGAAGGTGATGAAGAAGAAGTTGAAGAGGAAGAAGAGGACATCGATCCTAACGATCCAGACTTCGCAGACAAGTTGAAAGACTTAATCAGAGACATTGTAGCCCAAGAAGCAGGTCACGAAGATCAAGCAGAAATGGACCAAATGGACGAGCCAGCAGAAGATGACGGTATGGTAGGTATGGAAGATGAAGAGGAAATCGACATCAACGAACTATTAGCTGAATTGGAAGAAGGTAACAAAATGGATCCTAAAATGGAAGGAATGAGAAAACCTAAAATGGAAGGAATGAAAAAACCTAAAATGGAAGCCATGAAAGAACCAAATCCAATGGAAGAAGAGTTGGACGAAGCCTTAGCTACAGTAGCTGAATTAAGAAAACAACTACAAGAGGTTAATTTGTTAAATGCAAAATTACTTTATGTAAATAAAGTATTCAAAGCAAGCAACTTGACTGAAGGTCAAAAAGTAAATGTTGTAGCAGCTTTTGATAAAGCTGAAACAGTAAGAGAAGTAAAATTAGTTTTCGAAACAGTTTCTAAAAATGTAACTAGCAGACCAGTTACAACAGTTAAGGAACACAAATCGTTTGCATCTAAACCAGCTGGAAGTACTCAAAAACAAGTTATCAACGAAGTATCAGAGCAAGTAAGAAGAATGCAAAAGTTAGCAGGAATTATCTAAACAAAAAAACAATAAAAACACTTTTAATTAACACATGGAATTAAATCAATTATTAGAAGGTTCAAACAACTATAAGACACTACAAGCAGATGCTGCTCGTTTGTCTGGTAAATGGGCCAAGTCTGGATTGTTAGAGGGGATCTCTAATGAAAACGACAGAAACAACATGTCTATGATTCTTGAGAATCAGGCAAAACAAATCGTATCTGAGGCCTCTCAAACAGGTAACGGTTCAATCGGAACTACCTCAGGTAACGGATCAACTGGTGCTGAGCAATGGGCTGGTGTAGCTTTACCATTAGTACGTAAAGTATTCGCTCAAATTTCAGCCAAGGATTTCTTATCTGTACAACCAATGAACTTGCCTTCAGGTCTTGTATTCTATTTGGATTTCAAATACGGAACAACTGAATCAGGATTCCCTAGCAACTCTAACATGTATGGTAACGTATCTACAGCTAACTCTAAAATTGGCGTAGATAGTGAAGTATCTGGAGGTTTATACGGAGCAGGTAGATTTGGATATTCTATAAACAATTACACTGCATCAGTAGGATCTACAACAGGAATTCAACCAGCTAACTCTGCATCTATTGCATACCAAGATGGAGTTTTATTAACAAACTTTAAAACATTTACAGTTCCATTAGCATCTCTTTCTGGATCAGACGTAGAAGCTGTTAGATCTTTCAGAATTGCATCTGCATCAGTAGACGTAACATCTAACCCTGAGTTCACAGTTGTATCTGGTAGTAATGTAGTATTCGTTGTAGCGAACTCAGCTGCTGCAAACGCAACAATCAGCCCATTAGTTATCACTTACGCAGTACAACCAAACGACACTTCAAGAGGTGACTTCGAGGACGGATCAACTAAAGTACCTGGATCAGGACTTCAAGCTCCATCTACAATTAACATCCCTGAAATTAACGTATCGTTAGCTTCTGAGCCAATTGTTGCTAAAACACGTAAATTGAAAGCACAATGGACTCCTGAGTTCGCACAAGATTTGAACGCTTACCACTCAATTGATGCTGAGGCAGAATTAACATCTTTACTTTCTGAGTACATCTCTATGGAGATTGATTTGGAATTGTTGGATATGTTGATTCAAGATGCAGCTACAACTGAAAGATGGTCAGCTAGAAACAATAAAGTGTGGACTGGAACAGCTTGGTCTTCTGGAACTGCAGCTTCAACAGATTTTTACAACACTCAAGGACAATGGTTTCAAACTTTGGGAACTAAAGTTCAAAAAGTATCTAACAAAATTCACCAAAAAACGTTACGTGGTGGTGCTAACTTCTTAGTAGTATCTCCAACTGTAGCTACAATCTTGGAATCAATTCCTGGATATGCTGCTGACACTAACGGTGACAAAATGGACTTTGCAATGGGTGTTCAGAAAGTAGGTAACTTGAATTCTCGTTTCCGAGTTTACAAAAACCCTTACATGACTGAAAACGTTGTATTGTTAGGATACCGAGGAGCTCAATTCTTGGAAACTGGTGCGGTTTACGCTCCATACATTCCATTGATGATGACTCCATTAGTGTACGATCCTGCGACATTTACTCCTCGTAAAGGTATCATGACTCGTTACGCTAAGAAAATGATTCGTCCTGAGTTCTACGGAAAAATCTTCGTATCAGATATCGAAACAGTATAATCTAACTTAGAGTAGAAAATTAAAGAGAGCTTCGGCTCTCTTTTTTTATGTCCATTATTTTCGTATATTTATTGTAAACATTAATGTTATATAAATGGCAAGCAATCACCACACCGATGAGGTTTTCACTCAAAAAAGAAAACCTAAAAACCCAATTAAGTTCAACCTCCAACTTAATGAAGAACAAAAACAAGCAAAAGCACTTATTGTAGAAAATCCAGTAGTCGTTCTAAAAGGAATGGCAGGTTCAGGAAAAACACTAGTAGCCGTTCAAGCAGCATTAGATATGTTGTTTAGTAGAGAAGTGGAGAAGATTGTAATAACAAGGCCTACCGTAGCTAAGGAAGAACTAGGGTTTCTACCAGGAGATCTCAAAGAAAAGATGGATCCTTGGCTAGCACCAATTTATCACAACTTATACATGCTATATGGAAAAGATAAAGTTGATAAAGAATTAGAGCAAGGTAATATAGAAATTGTACCATTTGCTTTTATGCGAGGAAGAACATTTGTAAACTCTTTTGTAATTGTAGATGAGGCACAAAACGTAACTCACGATCAAATGGAAACTGTACTGGGTAGACTTGGTAAAGGATCTAAGATGGTAGTGTGTGGTGATTTAGCTCAAATCGATTTGAAAGTAAAAAAGGAAACAGGGTTTTCTTTCTTAACTAGAGTTGAAGAACAAGTAAAAGGATTCAAAGTATTTGCTTTGAAGGCAAACCACAGACACGAGATCGTTTCTCCTATCCTAAAAGTATATCAAGACTTCAGAGATTAAACTAAGTTGCTATTTATAAATAAAACGTATGGCAGCCGGAAACTACTCATTTACTATTGAGCAAGGAGTAACTGTAGACTTTGAAGTACAGTACACAGATATCAATAATGTACCTATTGACCTAACAGGTTACTCAGGTAGAATGCAATTAAAATCTGGCTTTGCAAACGATACGCCAACAACATATGCAACACTATCAAGTAGCAGATATCCTGATGGAACAGGATTAAACTTTAGTGGTAGCTCAGGAACTACTCCACCAACAAGTGGCTCAATAGGAATTTTTATTTCAGCAGCATCTTCTTCTGCGTTTACTTTTACAAGAGCAAAATACGATTTAGAATTAGTATCAGGAAGTAGAGTAGTAAGATTACTAGAAGGAATAGCTACTTTAAGTAAAGAAGTAACAACAATCCCTTAACATGGCTGTAAAAATAACTACAGATACTAATATTGTAAGAGTAACTGCTGCTACGGCTAATAAGGTTAAGGTAGTTAACAACACAACCAATACATCAGTAACTGTATCACAACCCGTTACACAAGTTGTTAAAGTTGTAACTACGGGACCTCAAGGACCAGCAGGCCCAGCAGGTGCTGCTGGAGCAATTCCTAACACAGGTTCATTTGCTACTACTGGATCAAATACTTTTATAGGAAACCAAACCATAACAGGTTCTTTATCACAAGGAACAGGAAGTATTGCTACCGGTGTATATTCACATGCTGAAGGAGAAATAACAGTAGCTGCAGGTTCATCTTCCCACGCTGAAGGTTATGCTTCAGTTGCATTAGGAGACTACTCCCATGCTGAAGGATATCAGACATTTGCAGCTAATTATGCACACTCTGAAGGCTCCCTTACATCAGCATCAAATGATACAGCACATGCAGAAGGATTCCGAACACTAGCCTCAGGTAACTCAGCTCACTCTGAAGGATACATCACAACCGCTTCAAATAGCTACTCACACGCCGAAGGTAGAAATACATTAGCCTCAGGTATTGGTTCTCATGCTGAAGGATTTTTTACAGTAGCTGCAGGAGCATATCAGCACGTTCAAGGTCAATACAACATTTCATCTTCAGCACAAGGTGCTTGGATAATGGGTAATGGATCAAGTGCCGCTGCTAGAAGTAATTTAATCTACGCACAAGGTACTTCAGTTCAAATAACAGGATCACTAACTGTATCAGGTTCCAACACATTTACAAACATTGGACCAGCAGTATTTTCAGGTTCAATAAATGTAACTCAAGGAATTTCAGGTTCATTCTCAGGATCAGGAGCAAACTTAAATTCAATACCCGCCTCAGCAATAACAGGGCTATCTTCGACACAAATAGCAACAGGAAGTATAACTGCTTCTGTTTCAACAGGAACAGGATCTTTTCAAATAACATCAGGTTCAACTTCATTGATGTTTATTTCTTCAAGTGGTAATGTAGGTATTGGAACTTCAACACCAAACTCACCACTACATTTATCAGGTTCAGCAACTGCTACAAGTTCTCTTGCAAGAGGTACGTTCTTGGATCAAACGCTTGTTGCGACAGCGAATAACGATGTGTTGGTAGGGTTGGATATTGCTTCAACTTTTACATTAGGTGCGTTTACAGGTGTTAGTAGATTTCCATTAAGAATTAGAAATGCAGGTAATACTGCAAGTGTGTTTGGAGTCAGTTATGACGGTGTTGTTCGTTGGGGTAATGGCATTGAGTCGGGTAATAGTACGGGTCAATTGTCTTGGGATACTGATTTAGTGTTTATAAACGCGGCTCTTAATTTAGGATTTAGAACTGGCGGCACGGATAGAATGAGAATTTTCAATACGGGTAACGTAGGAATCGGCACAACAACAGACGCAGGTTTTAAATTAGACGTAAACGGCACAGCAAGAGTTAGTGGTCAAACTACACTTAAAGGTGCAGGTACAACTTCAGCCACAACAGCTCTTATAGTTCAAAACTCAACCCCAACTACTCTACTTTCAGTATTAGATAACGGTAATACAGGAATTGGATTAGCAGCTCCATCAGCTTCACTTCACATCTCAGGTGCATCATCAGCAGTATTATTTAGAGTTGATTCACCAGCCTCTTCAAGTATTATATTTGTAAGTGGATCAGGTAATGTAGGGATTGGAACATCGACACCTAGAAATACTCTAGAGGTATCAGGTTCAATAAGAGCAACTACTTTACAAACTGTAGACTTATTAACTACTAATCCTACCGAACAGATAGTTGTAAAAAACTCATCAGGAACTATTTCAGGACGTATATTTTCTGATGGAAACATCTTTAGAATATCATCAGCCGGGCAACAGAGTACGTTTAACATATTCTCAAATGGAAACTTAGGAATACTACAAACTACAGATGCAGGATACAGATTACACGTAACTAGCTCAGGTGCTTCAGGCTCATTAAATGTAGATGGTACTTTATACGTAAGTGGCAGTAGAGTTGGGATTGGAACTTCAGCCCCATCTTATTCATTAGATATTAATGGAACAAACTGGGCAGGTTTTAGAACTGCAGTTCCTTTTCAATCAGAAGCTACAGCAAATAATTACAGATATGGTGCATTAGTAGTAAACAATGGATACGGTACAGGAGGTAATGCCAATAACACATTTGATGTATTCTCAGTTGGACAAAACACAGGAGTTAGTAATGGAGTTGGATTCTTTAGAGTAAATTTACATGGAGGAAATTCAACAGGATTATACGGCGCATCAGGAGCTAATAATGCTATAGCTCACTTAAATGCAACAACTACTGCAACTTTACAAGTAACTGCTCAAAATCAAGGAATAGCAATAATAGGAAGCACTAGTGGTACCGGTGCTACTGTTACAACGATTTCAGCAGGAACAAATCTTGATATAAGATCAGATAATAATGGTGCTTTTAGTGGAGGTGGTATAAGATACTATTCAAGTATTAATGGAGCTAACCATTCACATATTTGGTACCACAATGCATCTGAACAGATGCGATTAACAAATGGTGGGAATCTAGGATTAGGAACATCATCACCCTCAGCATCTTTACATATCTCAGGTGCTTCATCAGCAAACTTACTAAGAATAGATTCACCAGCCTCTTCAAGTATTTTATTTGTAAGTGGTTCAGGAAATATTGGTATTGGAATAAGTACTCCTGCTAGTACTTTGGATGTAAGCGGTAGTGTAAGGATAAGTGGACAATATACTAATGTAAATACAAATAACAATAGTACTGCCCCTATAGCATTACGAACAATAGGAACAGACAACTTTGGCATTAGTATATATAAAGCTTCATTTTCTCACGCCAATTCAATACAATTTTTATCAAATGATTTAAGTAATAGATTTAGTGTAGGACAAGGATTTAGTGGAAGTTTAGATTCTCTTAATTTTAACATAGGAAGATTTGCCTCATCTGCTTGGAGTAACGCCTTTACAATTTTTAATGCGACTGGTAATATATCAATTAACTCATCAACAGACTCAGCAAGACTAGCAATAAGAGGAGCAGGTGCAACAAACGCTACTACTACATTCCTACTCCAAAACTCAACACCAACCAACCTACTTTCAATAAACGATATAGGTCAAGTATCTTTTACTTCACCTACAATGTCACTTGCAGTATCACAATCTGCCTTTAGTATATCACCAATCATATCTGCCTCAGCAGTAGTTGGAGGACAGTATTATGGTGTAAACATTACACCAACATTCTTCCAAACAACAGGATCACAAACAGAAACTGCTTTTAGAGTAGCAGCTACTTTTACCTCAAGTAATGCAACAGCAACTGGTGGTACAAACATAATTGTAGATTTTGGATCAACTTCAGCTGGATCACAACTTACAGTTACTGATGTAACGTCAGGTTCCATTTACATGGTAAATGATGTTTCAGGTTTACCAATCATAGAAGCAACTTCAGATTGGGGAGTTAAGATATATGATTTCCCAAGAGTTGTTCTTGAGAAAACAGGATCACAAGTTAACATAAATGGTACTTTACAAGTATCAGGTTCATTCATACTACCACTATCACAATCAGCAACTCCTCAAACAGGAAGTGCTTATTGGTCAGGATCTTTATTATTTATTTATAATGGAACAAGGTACATGAGTGCAAGTTTCTTTTAAAATTTAGTTATGGCAATATTCAAAAATACACCTCCAATAGTTACTAGTGGATTAACATCATACTACGATGCTATCTCTCCAACATCATACACCTCAGGCTCAACAAGTTGGCGAAGTATAATATCTTCATCAAATATCACCGTAACTAATTTCACAAATCCAAACGAATATACTTTTGTAGATACAAGACCAACAGCTATTGGGTTTTATCAAACTGCAAGTACTATTAATAGTTCAAGAACATTATTTAACTTACCAATTTTATTTTCTGAAAATTTTAGTTTAGAAATTTGGTATAAGACATACACAACCGCCAGTGGACATGCTGACCAGTCCCAATCTCCTGGAATATTTCAAATAGGCTCTTATGCACAAAATGCAAGTATTTCAATATGGGATTGGAGCGGAGCACTCCCCCAAGGCCAGCACCAAATTAGAACTTTTACAAATAATGGTGCAGTCTGGAGTCATACAACAGTTTCCGCTACATACTCAGATGCACAATGGGTAAATAAGTACCACCAAATAGTACTAAACTGTTCAGGAAGTTCAGGAAAATGGAATAAATGTGACTTATATGTGGACACTGTACTAGTAAATACAATTAATTTTACAACACCCTTTCCATCAGGATCAATTTCTGGAGGAGATAGGGTAATAGCCCCACAATGTAATGGAGGAGCAGTTAATAATGTATATGCTACAATAAAAACCTATAATAGGTACTTAACCCAAGCAGAAGTCAAACAAAATTACAATGCATTAAAAACCCGTTTTAACTTATCATAAATTATGTATTACGGAACACCACCCATAGTAACAAACGGATTAGTATTATCACTAGATGCTGGTAATACCAAGTCTTATACAAGTGGATCTACTACTTGGTATGATAAAAGTGGTTTTTTAAAAAATGGAACTCTTGTAAATGGTGTTGGGTATAGTAATAGTAATTTGGGGTCTTTAACTTTTGATGGGGTAGATGATTATATTACAATAAGTCAAAGAGAAATATCACCTGCATTTACCTATGAAACATTTTTAATACCTACTAATGTATCAAAAGATCAAATGTATGTTGGAACTGTAAGTGATGCTTTTTATATTAGAATACTTGGATCTAAAGCATTTTTGTCTATTTCTGCAGATATACAAAGAACTCTTACTCATGATACAACCTTAGAAAATAATAAAGTTTATCATATTGTTTCTATTTATAATGGAGTTCAACTAAAAATTTACGTAAATAATGTATTAACTTTAGGAACTGTAATAAATGCAAGTATGACTTCTTGGGGGGCAGATAGAATAGGTAGATGGAGAGATGCAGATCAAAGAAGTTTTGTTGGAAATATCTATACTTTAAGAGCATATAATAGAGAACTAACAGCACAAGAAATATTACAAAACTACAACGCACTAAAATCTAGATTCGCATTATCATAATATGGCAGTAAGTACAAGAAATAATATAGTTACAAATGGATTAGTATTGTATTTAGATGCTGCTAATTCGAAATCATATGTTAGTGGTTCTACCACTTGGAGTGATGTGAGTGGGAATAGAAATAGTGGATCATTGGTAAATGGTCCTACCTTTAGTAGTGCAAATGGTGGTAGTATTGTATTTGATGGGGTGAATGATTCTGTTTCAATAAATTCAAATTTAAGTTTAGATACTAATGCTGGATTTACTACTAATATGTGGTTTAAAATAACCTCATCTTCTTTAACTTACCCTACTTTATTTACATTAAAAACCAACTCATCAAGTGGACTTGTTCTACTATTATCTAACGATATTATGTATTCTCCACTAACTTTTGGGTGGAACGGAATAAGCTATAAACCTTCAACAACCATATCAACAACCCTATGGAATACCATCTCAGTAGTATATAATGGCAGTGGTATTTCAACAATATCCAACTTTACGTTCTATATAAATGGAATTCAATCAACTCTTCTTTCCTCCGGACCTCTTTCAGGAATTGCTCAGATAAACACATTAGGAACTTTAAATTCAGGAACATCCAATTTTTGGTTTACAGGTAATATAGCACAAGTTCAAATATACAACAAAGCACTTACAGCACAAGAAATACTACAAAACTATAACGTAACAAAAACAAGATTTAATCTAACCTAAAAACAAAAACAAAATGGCAGTACAAGTAACAGGATTTTTCCAAAACCCACAATCAGGATTGATTTACGAATCACCACTTTTAACTTTAATTCCCCACCTTCAATATGCAGGACAAATATCAATGGATGTTATGATTGCAGGAGCAGGAGGAGCAGTTGGTTATCAAAACATTGATAAAAGCACATTAACTTATGATGCAAGTATCACAGATGCTTACTCACAACTAATTGATGCTCTAGATCACTTTGTGATTGATAATCTAAAAGATGCTACACCAATCAATTCAAATTCAGTATTTACACAATACACACCACCAGCACCAGTAGAACCTGAAACTCCAATAGAGCCTGAAGTACCTGCTGATCTAGAGGTATAATAAACTTTCGCATATTTATAGTAAAAATAAAGTATGGCCAGTATCTCTATATGGAACGGTAGTTCTAACTTTGTACCCGGACAAACTCCTTTTGGATTTTATGACAACGATCCAACCTTCCAAGACGAGGCTGATAAGGTAGCTTCTTTCTGTGCAATACGTTTAGGGTATCCTTTAATGGATGTCGAACTAAACTCAGGATCGTTTTATGCTTGCTTTGAGGAGGCAGTAACTACTTATGGTAACGAGGTGTTTCAAGCACAAGCTGTACAAAATTATTTATCACTTGAGGGAGGGGATATATCAACACCACTAAACGATGCAGTAATTACTCCATCATTACAAAACTCAATTAGAATATCATCAGCATATGGATCTGAGGCAGGTGTAGGAGGTACCGTAACTAAGTACTCAGGATCCCTTGCAACAGTACCAGGACAACAAACATACGACCTAAACCAATGGGCAATCGACGAAAACATTTCAGGAAGAATTGAAATTCGAAAAGTATTCTACGAAGCACCACCAGCCATCTTACGTTACTTTGATCCTTACGCAGGTACAGGTACAGGTATTCAATCTTTGATGGATGCTTTTGACTTTGGATCATTCTCTCCAGGAATTAACTTTCTACTTATGCCAATCTCTTATGATATTGCAAAAGTACAAGCAATTGAGTTTAATGATCAAGTGAGAAAATCAGCATACTCTTTTGAGATAGTAAACAACCAGTTAAAACTATTCCCAGTACCAACAAGAGCAGGATACATTTGGTTTGAGTACTATATCCTAAACGAAAAACAATCACTAGATGACTCAGCCAACACAGCTGGAGGAGCACCAGGTGCTGGAGGAGCAATCTCAAACATATCAAACGTACCTTATGAAAATCCAACCTACGATACTATTAATTCAATAGGTAGACAATGGATTTACAGATACACTTTGGCTCTAGCCAAAGAACTTTTGGCGTATGTTAGAGGTAAGTACACAACTGTACCAGTTCCTGGATCAGAAGCTACATTAAATCAACAAGATTTATTAGCAGATGCTAGAACTGAAAAGATAGCATTAATAGAAAACCTAAGAGCAATCTTAGATGGAACTTCTAAAGTAGCACAACTTGAAAGAAAAGCTCAAGAGGCAGGATTTTTAAATACTGTACTAAAAGAAGTACCAAATGTAATATATGTAGGATAATGAAGTTAAAAGATATACTAAAAGAAGAAAGAGAATTTGTTTTGTACCAAGCGCTAATGCGAGTGGGACACACAGAAGAAATTACAGCATCACAAGTTGCTGACTTTATTCGAGCCATGCCAGGAGTAACGAGAGTTTCTGCTGTAGAATCAAACGAAGATACAAACATGGTGGTTCTAAAAGTAAAGATACTAACATCACAACCTGCACAAGGTGTATATGAAAAAGTAAGAAAAGATGCTTTCAGACTTGTACCAAACATTAAGAAAGTACAAGTAGCACAAAACACAATAGAGCCAACTAGCCGATGATATTTGGAAGCCAAAGAGATTTTGCACTCCTTGTAAATATAAACAGAGAGTTGCTATCCGACGTAGTAGAGCAAGAAATTCTTTACTACAAAATGTCTTTGGAACAAACTCAAGCTAACATTTATGGTGAAGCAACTGACAAAGTATTTTGGTCACCAGTTAAACTAAACTGTTTAATTAAAAGAGGTGATCAGCAAACTACAGTAGATGACTTTGGTCCAGATAACATTCGTGATGTAGAATTTGCATTCCTTAGACAAGATCTAAAAGATACAAATACCTTTCCTGAGGTAGGGGATATTGTTATGTGGCAAGAAGACTACTATGAGGTGGATAACACCACGGAGAACCAGTTATTCCTAGGGAAAGACGAAAACTATGCACTAACCACTTACGGACCAGACTTCGGAGGTACACTTTCAATTATTTGTATGACTCACTTAACAAGAGCAGACAAAGTAGGTATAGTTAAACAAAGAATCTAATGGCTACATCAAGAAAACCAATACCAAAATCACAAGTTGAGATATCTCAAGACGCTATCGAACCGTATTTGAATAGTGGTAAGGCTCCTGTACCTTCTTCTAAAAAAAGAGAGAATCAAAGAACTAGAAAGAATGACGATGTAAAACAGTTTCAAGTTGGATTAAAAGACGTAGATGAGGCAATCTTTTACTACTTCAATAACGTAATTAGACCATCAGTAATCCAGAATGGAACCAAAATAAACGTACCAGTACTGTATGGCTCACCAGAAAGATGGGCTGCAATGCAAAAGGATGGGTTCTACAGAGACAATAATGGTAAAATCCAGACCCCTCTTATCATGTTTAAGAGAGATTCTATTGAAAAAAATAGAACTTTGGGCAATAAAATGGATGCAAATAACCCAAATCACTTTGGAATTTTTCAAAAAAGCTACTCACAAAAGAACGTATACGATAATTTTGGTGCACTAAACAACAGAATACCTGTTAAAGAGTACTATGGAGTGATCATGCCCGACTATGTTAACTTAGTTTACTCATGTACTGTGTTCACTGAGTACGTAGAACAGATGAATAAGATAGTTGAATCGATCAACTTCTCCTCAGACTCATACTGGGGTGATCCAGAAAGGTTTAAATTTAGAGCTGCAATTGATACATACACTACAGTAACTGAATTGGTACAAGGAGGTGATAGAACAGTAAAAACTTCTTTCCAAATTAAGATAGCAGGATATATTGTACCGGACTCAATCAATGCAAATATTGGAAACTCAAACAAATACTTTTCCAAAGCAGCAGTTAAGTTTAGCATGGAAACAGTAGGAGCATCTGAAATACTAAGTGTAGGTACAATCAACACACCACAAACCACATCAGGATCTACAGGAGCAACCTTCCTCTAAACAGATCCCTTCCTATTTATACTAAACCCGTTGTTGGTTTGATTCTTAAAAACAATTCACTATATTAACTAGTAAATGACTAGAACGCCTTTTACATGGGATAATGCGAATTTTGCTTGGGAATCGAATCCATTTGGTACCTCACAAAGTAAGAATCCATTTACTTGGGACGATGTAGCTCTTATTGAAGGAGCAGCAGAGGCCATGAGAAAAGGAAAGTCTCATGTAGATAAATATTTTGAGGATGAGAAGAAGAGAAAAAAATTCCGAAAGCTCATCTGTATGGTACAAGGACAGGAATATATTGAGACTAAAGAAATTGTAGATGCAAAAATTACAATCTCAGAAGTTGAATTAGTAGTTAAAGAAGTTCTAAGTACAGTTAAATTGACACTATAATGTATAAATTATTTACCGACAAGACCGAAATATTTGAATGTAATGTACAAATTGAAGGTGCATCACTAGACAAAAGCATAGCTAGAATTGTAGTTGAATCAGAAGAGTTAAATCTAATGTTCAATGGAACAATTGACAAGAATGGTAAATGCCAAATTCCAATCAAAAAACTAAGAGGGATTCTTGGAGAGAACATAAAAGGAAATCTTAAATTAGAAGTAATAGCAGAAGATGCTTACTTTGTTCCTTGGTCCTCAGCCTTCACAGTACAAGCTGCTAAAAAGGTTACTGTCGAAGTAAAATCTCAAAATGCTAACATGATAGTGGAAAGTGCTCCTAAGGTGGCAGTAACAGGGATACCTGTTAAGAAACAATCAAATCCTGTCGTTGCAATTCCAATTCAAGAGCACATTGCAAAACTTGTATCAATATTGATTAAAGAGGACTTTAATCTATACAATTTAAAAATTAAAAAAGACAAATTAAATAATATTGTTGGTACTTATTTACAAAAAAATAAAATACAACAAACTCAAGCCCCTCAATTAATTGAAGGAATAATCAATAAGTTACCTAAATAATAAGTTATGGCGTTACCTGATTTAACAGGCATAAATATTGAGAACTCGTACCAAAGGGTAGTTCACACAGACGGTGTCAATTATTATAATGGTACCGGTTCTTTGTTAAATCTAGGACCAATCAACACAGGATCATTTGCAACTACAGGTTCAAATCGTTTTAACGGAAACCAAACTATAACAGGTTCCTTAGTAGTAACACAAGGTGCTAATGTAACATTAAGCACAGGTACTGGTATACTATATCGTAACGGAATAGCATCAGTTGATTGGAGAACTCGAACACTAAATAATGAGGATGGAAATGTTGTAGTAGATTGGAGCAGCAATCAAACATTAGATACTTTAGGTAGCTCATCAATAGATTGGGAACAAAGAATATTAAATGACGCAAATACCCTATCTTCAGTTGAATACAACGATCGAAGATTACGCAACTCCGGAAACAACGTTACACTTAATTGGGAAACAGGTGATTTAGTAGGAACTGCATCATATGCGACTCAGGCTTTAAGTGCATCTTATGCACCAGCCACACCAGCCTTCCCTTTTATAGGATCAGCTCAAATAACAGGATCATTATCAGTATCAGGTTCACTAGTAATAAACAACGTAGACATACAATCAACTATAGTGGCTATGGCAATTGCTTTAGGGTAGTACTAAAGGTAATATATTTATATACGATGAAAATAAAATTAGACAATTACACATTCAATCCAGCAGCAAAGACTGTAACATTTACAGACTATGCTTCTTTGGATTTAAGTGACGTTATTTTAATAACTAATGTTACTGACGGAACAATTATTTTTAACTTTGCTTCACCAAACTTGGTTGGATCAGTAGCAGCAAATGTACTTACATTAAATTACGATACTTCTGCAATGTCTAGTACAGACAAGTTAGCAATCTATTTGGATGATAGTTATACTCCATCTTCTGATGAAGCGTTGGTTTTATTAAGAAGAATGGTTAAGTTAATGGAACCGTTAGCAACACAGGATTCTGCACAAAGACAAAGAGTAACCATTGATGCAGGTACTTTACCTGTAGTAACAACTGTAACTACTGTAACTAATGTAACAGGATTGGGAGGTGTTGATGCTAGATTTCACTACACTGACCAAGCAAGAAACGCATACGCAAACGGAATAAGAGCAAATATAACAAATTCATAATATGGCAATTACAAATAAATTACTACCTCAAGTAGATCTTCCAGTATGGGAGTGGATGAGGTTTGCACCAGGTTCTACAACAGCATTAACTGCTTTAGCTACAGCCAAAGATGGCTCTAGTAGATTCTTATACTACTTTTTTGGTACACAGCTTTACCGTTACGATACTGTAGGTGATTCATGGCAAACACTTTCAATTGGGGGTGCTTCAACTACTGCCTTAGCAGCACAGTATGTAAAAAATCAAGGACATAGAGGATTTGTTCTTGGAGTACCAACTTCATCTTCACTACAACTTCCATCTATTGGAACAGATGTGACAGGATACCAAATAAAAATTATATCAGGAAAAGGGGAAGGACAAATAAGAACTATTACAGCAACTGCTAATGAGGTAACTCACGATTCAGGAGTAGCAACTACAGCAACTGTTAACGTCTTAACAGATACTACTAGAAAATGGAAACATAACCAGTGGGAAGGGTATGCGCTAAAGGTAGTATTTGGTACAGGTTTTTCACAATATAGAGAAGTTGTTTACAATGACAACACCTCAGCAACTGTATTTGATGGTAACTGGGAAGGTAAGATATTTAATATGACACCTTATAATGGTTCTAACCCATACGGTACCCCTAATGCAACTGCTGGTACTCAAGCTAACTTTACTCTATGCAGCCAAGTTGTAACAGTGAATACTGCTTGGGATACCGCACCTGACACCACTTCAAGATTTATGATTATGTCTGATGGGATATGGTTATTAACATCAAATGCTTCTACACCTTTCTTTCAATTTTTCTATTACGATATCTTATCAGATAGATGGGTTACTAAACTAACTCCTACAGGGATAATGCCATCAGCATTAGGTACCGATTTCTCAATAGCACCTATTAGTGATATAATGGGTGGATTACAAATATCTGGAAGTGCTACTTCATCTTTTGTAACATCATTTACCTCACAATCAATTACAGATACCGCAGCAACACTAACTTCAGGTAGTTTAATCGGTTGTGCTTTGAGAATAGTTTCTGGAAGCGGTTTAGGACAAGAAAGAACTATTATCTCAAATACAGATAAAACAATTACACTCGCTAGTAAGTTTGATATAGTTCCTGCTATAAGCAGTAGCTACATTGTAACTGGAGAAAGTGCAATTTACTTAGCAGGTAACGCTAGAGCAGAGATGCACAAATTCTATCCAGAACCATCCTTATGGACTAAAAGTAATTTATTGGATTGGGGTACAGCAGCTAACTTAGCTTTATATAGAGCAGGTAAAAATAAATATGGCTTTGGATTATCCTCAGCTACTAGAGCACTAACTGGTATTACTGCAGTAGCTTCTGCACCAACCGCAGCAGGAACTGGATACACAGTAGGTGATTTACTAACAGTATCAACTGGAGGTACTTTAGGTAGAGTTTATGTTGAACAAGTATCAGCAGCAGGAGCAGTATTAGCAGTATCACTTTATACTTGTGGTAGTACTTATACAACAGGAGCTGGTAAAGCAACAACTGGTGGTACTGGAACTGGATGTACTATAAATATTTCAACTGTAGGTACAATAGGTATATTTACAACAGCAATCAGTGCCGATATAACATTAGGAGAGTCTCTTATATTTGCAGGAGCAACTGAGGCAGCTTGGAATACAACTTACACTATTTTAGGAATTCTCTCACAAACTCAATACGAAGCTGTTATAACAGCAACTGCTACTGCAGTTGCAGCTTATTCTGTAGCAACTAATTTACTCGTAGATCCAACCAAAAATTGGACACCGGGAGAACATGCAGGTAAAATTATAGGAGTGCAATCCAACGCTCTCACAGGTACAGTTACCTTTAGAAAAATTATAGGAAATTCGTCCACTACTGTTTCATTTATAGGTGGTGTTGCGCCAACCAATGGTAACTCAAGATACTTTATTTCAGAGTTAGAAGCATTTGGAGAAGACGAAACATTCTTAGCCGATAATCAAGGAACTTATGGTTATCCTACTTCAGGAACAACTGGATCACTTACAGATTCATCTAGAAACTGGTTTGCAGGTGTATGGAGTGGAAGTAAAGTAGATTTAATTGATCCATCCGGATACACAGTGGAAGATATTATTACATCAAATACATCCTCTTCACTTAACATAGGAAGAACAGTAGCAGTAGGAGCAGGAACTGCAAACACCATTACAATCTCAGATGACGACGGAGTTACTTGGGCAGGAACAGGAGTAGGTACTTTTGCTACAGCAGGAAACGGAGTAGCTTGGTCGGGTACTAGATTTGTAGCAGTTGGTCAGGGTACTAACGGAGTTGCTTACTCAAATGATGGAGTTACTTGGGTTGCAACTGCTTTAGGAGCAGGTACTTTCTTAACAGCAGGTAACGGAATTTGTTGGAATGGTACAAGATTTGTAGCAGTGGGTGAAGGAACCAACTCAGTTATATATTCTGCTGACGGTATAACTTGGGCAGTAGTTGCTTTAGCAGCCACATCATTTACCACAAGAGGTAATGCAGTTGCATATAATGGAACACTTCATGTAGCAATGGGTGAGGGAACTAACACAATTGCTTCTTCATCAGACGGTGTAACTTGGGGTGCTCAAGGAGCAACGGTATTTACAACCTCAGGTAAAGCAGTTTGTTGGAACGGAACCAAATGGGTAGCAGGAGGATCAGGTACAAACACAGTTGCAACTTCTTCAAACGGAACTTCTTGGGGAGGAGGAACTACACCAACTAACTTTACTGCAGTAAATGGATTAGCTTGGAATGGTACACGATTTGTAGCAGTAGGAACAGTATCATCAGGTACTAACTGTATTGCTTATTCAACAGACGGAGGTACTTGGACTGTACCTACCACAGGTATCTTTACTCAAGGTTTAGGTGTAGCTTGGAACGGAGTTTATTTTGTAGCAACAGGTGTAGCAAGTACGAACACTGTAGCATATTCAGCAGATGGGATAACTTGGGCAGCAGCAACAACTGCAACACTATTTTCAACATCAGGTAAAGGAGCAGCTTCCACTTCACCCTTTGTATCAATGACTCCTAACATAGGAATTGCACCTAACAATCAATGTAGGTACAACATACAAGATGCATCAGGTACCGCACAAGGTACACAGTCAACAACTACTTTACAAGATTTAACCAAAAGATGGAAAGTAAATCAATGGGCTGGTAAGAGACTTATAATGACTTCAGGTACAGGTATTACACAAGAAATATCAATTACCTCTAATACATCTAATACACTAACCTTTGGTGCTTCTACAGCACCCGATGTAAGTACAACCTATACAATTATGGGTAAACCAATAACTGGAGCAGGAATTCAATTAATATGGAATTTTGGTTCAACCGTAGAGGCTGATAAAGGTAGATTGTTAGTTTTACCAAGAGGTGGTACTTCACATACTTTTGATATCTATGATATAAGAAATAATAGATGGAAGTATGGTCAGTACCTATACGGGGCTGGTGATTTACTAACAACAGGTACCATGTATGCTTATGATGGAGAAGATAGAATCTACTTCCAAGCAAATGCAACCGGTAGAGTAAATTACTACGACTTTAAGAAAAACTATATATACCCATTTAGTACAATTCCTTACGGTATGTCAACAGCTATTCTAAGTAATAGAATGGAGATAGTTGAAACAGTAGATGGGTTAAAGTATCTTTATATAATGAGACATACATCAAATGAGATGTGGAGATGTTTGATTTACTACTAGTAGATAGATAATACAAGAAAGTAAAATATTTATAAAGGGGTAGTTAAATCAACACCCCTTTTAAATTACCTACAAATAAGTACATGGCTAGAATAATAGTAAGAAATACAGCGATATCAGGAAGCATTCCAACCAGCTTAGTTCAAGGAGAACTATCGCTTAATGTAACTGATGGAAAGTTATACTATGGAAGTAGCTCAAGAAATATTGTAAAAGAGTTTACAGGAAGTGCAAGTGGAGGTGGTGGTGGAACTTTTAACACGGGTTCGTTTGTAACAACTTCTTCATTTAATGCCTTTACAAGTAGCTACACTACTGGAAGTTTCACTGGAAGTTTTACTGGATCTTTATTTGGTACTGCTTCATTTGCTTCTACAGCTTCATTTATAACAGGATCAACAAATGCTTTTATTCAAAATGGTAATTCTTTTGGAGCAACAGCATTACTTGGTACAAATGATAATCAATCATTAGCATTAGAGACAAGTGGTTCAACTAGAATGTTTATTTCTAGTAGTGGTAATGTTGGGATTGGAACAATAACTCCTATAGGTAGATTATCCGTTATAGATACAACACTAGCATCAGGTTCAGCCTCATCAGGCTCACTATTAGACTTATCTCAAACTTGGAATACAACTGGAACACCAACTGCTATAAAGCTCAACGTTACAGATACTACATCTAATGCTAATTCATTATTAATGGATTTACAAATTGGGGGAGCATCTTATTTTAAAGTTAGTAAAAATACTATTACTACGGTATCAACTCTTAATGCAGGTGTAGTTGGCTCTAATACTTTTAGTACATTAAATCTTAGCTATCAAGGAACTACCGACTTACTTTCTTTTACACGAACATTTAATCCTACAAGTGGTACAGCAACTTCAAATATAATCTCTATTGCAACAACAATTAACCAAACAGGTGGAGCAAATGGTATAACAAGAGGTTTATACATTAATCCAACCATAACAGCTGCAGCTGATTTTAGAGCAATAGAAAACGCAGTAGGAAACAACTTACTAAATTCAACCTCAGGAAACACTTATGTAGGCCTTTCCACAAACACAGGTACTGCTAGACTACAAGTAAGAGGCTCAGGTACAACTTCAGCCACTACCACATTTCTAGTACAAAACTCAACACCAACTACTTTATTTTCAATATTAGATAATGGTAATGTTGGGATTGGAACAATAACTCCTTCTGCATCACTTCATGTAGCAACTATAGCAACAGGATCAGGAGTTGCTAGTAACACCCAAAGAGGAGTTTACTTACAACCAACACTACATCCTTCAGGTTCGAATATTACAGTAGTAGGATTAGAAGTAGCTCCAACATTCGATAAACTATTCCCAGCAGACACTTCAGGAACCCCAGTAACATATGGTATTCGCTCAACTGTAAATAATACACCTACAGCTTCTACAGAGATAACATCAAATATTTCAATAGAAGGTACAGTAACCGATACTAACAGTTCAAATAACAGTTTTACAAGATTTGTTAACATAGTACCTACTTATAGTGCTGTTAGTGGTAGTGCGCAAAATTTAGGATTTACATCAGCAGTATATGCTGCACCAATATTTCAAACTGGTTCAGGATCACCATCTAGTAGAGATGTAGGAGCAACAGTATTTCATGCTGTACCTACTTACAGAGGTTTTAGAAACCTAAGTACTGGATATAGTTACCATTCAGGCCCAACTGTAAATGTAACAAGTAATATTAGTGGATTAAAAGGATTCTATCATAATGCAACTATAACAGCAGGAACAGTAGCTACTACTGGTCATAGTGCCTTTGAAAACGTAAATGGTGATAACGTATTTAACGCTCCATCAGGAAGTACTTACATAGGGTACACAGCAGCTACCGCATCACCATTCAAACTAGATGTATCAGGTTCAGGTAGATTTACAAATGGATTAACAGTAACAGGTTCACTAATAGCAACTACAATCACTGGTTCCTTATTTGGAACTTCATCATATGCTTTAACATCTTCATTCTTAAATGGAGGTACAAATGGTTTTATTCAAAATGGTA